CACAGAAGCGGTATAAACCGTGCCGTCCTTGAGAAGATACGGCGACACCGTGCAAACAGTCATCCACGGAGGAAGCGTCGTAGTATTTGTATGAAGATCATATGCCGTTCCAGGATCAGGCATATTAACGTAATCCATATGAGTGCCATCAAAAAATACATGGCACTTCTTCCCAGGAGGAGCGCCAACGCAGTTTCCAGTCAGATTAGATGGCTGAAGCCTAACCGAGGTTGTTCCAGTACATTGGTTTTCAACAATGTAGTACCCCGGAAGTGTAAATTGAATTGTCGCGCTTCCAGTCTGCGCACCAGTAAACCTGATCAGAGCATTCATGCTCTGAGATGGATTACCGCCAGGCCATACGCCAGTGGTCGCAGGAACAGAGAGAAGAACGGTCGTGGCGGAAGAAAGAGAAAGCGTGGTCACGCCACCGACTAGCGTGTCGATTGACTGAAAATTCGGGTTAAGAGCGGATGTGCCCCAAGCACCCGGGAGATCAGATGTGTTCGGAACAATAAAACTTCTGTTTACGGTAATCGGTTCTGTCAATTTAGCACCCGCCTACACCTTAGCCTAGAGGTTTTTGCTAGTCAGATACTTCTTCTTCGATTCTTCCGTCTGAGCGTCCTTGAGAAGCGATTGATAGTGCGACTCCCAGGTCACGGCGAGCTTTGGATCATCTACCGCAGCACCAAAATTGCGCTGATAGCCAGCCGCAAACACCATGCTGGCTGCGATGAGAAGATCAGGAAAGAATACCGATAAAGGCGAAGTTGTCTGACTGATATAGAGCGGCGTGAACCGCTGTGCCCCAACTACTTCAACAGTATATGTCTGATCAGGAAACGGACCGACAATCGCGCTGTCTTGATCAAACATCGCAAAATATATGGGAAGCGTCGATCCAGAAGAGCTAGGCCAAAGAAAATTGAGCGTATCAATCGACGCTGCAATGAGAGAATTTCTGGTGCCTGTTTCAGGATTTGTGGTTCCGGCTGGCGTGATGACATTCAGTTGGTCTACCGTGATAAATGTCCCAATAGATGTCGGAAGATTGAACGTCCTAGTCCCAAGCGTGAATGTTGCGCTCGAATCCTTCATTGTGCTATCGACTAAATCAAGATTGCGCTGCAGCCTTAGCTCTGCATCATCTAGACAATTCGGAATCATAGCTTGGAAGCCAGGATCAGACGTTGGCACAACCAAGAGGTTTGCCATGCTGGTTAGATAGGTCTGGTAGGTCAACGGCATCAGGTAATTCCGTATATCTTAACAATCCCGGTTTGGATGTTACCGGAACTGAACAAGAAATTTACGCCGCTTATGGTAAAGCCACCGGTATAAACTCCTCCAAGATTTGCTATGGCAAATGTTGTCGTGGAAAGAGCACCACCAGTTGCTGCGAAAGTACATTGACCAATCATTTGCCTAACTTCACCGATTGGATTTTGCGCGCCAATTAGTTTTACAAATCCACTCAGCCCAAGTGTCAGAGCTGTCTGCATTTGTGTGGTGGACCTCGTTCCCGTCAGGATAATTGCGCTCGTCGAGGTATCCGTTACAATGACTGAACTGACATTTACTTGGGCAATAGAGACATAGCCGCTGGTTGTAAATGCTGCTCCAGTTGTGGCTACTTGCATTTGGAATGTGGTCGTCTGCGTAGCTGGGCACACGCCATCAAAAAAGATCATGTAATTTTTATACGCCGCCGTAAAACTTGTCGTATCGTTCGTTGATGCTACGTTGTTAGGAGACAGCGTATTTAGCAGAACCATTCCGCCTTGTGCACTCACAACACCAGTACCGCTACTGACCAAGACTCCAGTTGCCTGACTAGCAAGAACAAAAGATCCAGTCTGAATCGTTGTCCCGGTTATGTTGAACACACCAGTGAACTGAGATGTTCCTACAACGCCAAACGCTCCTGACGTGAAGAGTGCTGTCCCTACAACACCGAATGACCCCGACGTGAACAGAGTTGTACCATTGACGTTATGAACACCAGTAAACGCGGCAGTTCCGACAACTCCAAACAATCCCGTCATCAGGGAGGTTCCGACCTGGCCGAACGTTCCTGTTACAAATGTCGTGCCGAGAACGCTAAGAGTTCCAGTCAGCAATGAGGATCCAACAACGCCAAACGTGCCAGTGATCAACGTATTTCCCGTGATCCCGACCGTACCAGCCTCGACTAGGCCACCGCTGAACGTGGCCGTGCCGCCGAAGGTCGATATCCCGCCAACGTTCAGAGTGCCTGCAACCGTTAGATTAGTGCCTACACTGAGTGTGCTGGCAATTCCGAGGCTGCTTGCTACCTGATTTGTTCCAATCGCATTGTTGGCTATCTGAGTTGATGTGATCCCCTGATTGGCGATGAATGCCACGATTGACGTAAGACTGCCCGTGGTCGCCAATGACGTTCCGACAGCAACCAGAGAACTAATGCTCGTGAAGTTAGTTACGAAGTTGGTCGCGCTGGTCTTAACCAAGAGCTGACCAGTCCCACCGCCAGTAGGAAGACCACCCAGCGATGTCGTCATGATCTGGGAAATAGGAACCTGTATCGACTGCCCGACGCCGCTTGCCGTCTGCACAACCTCAAGCAACTCAACACCAGTAATCGTCGTTCCGGTCGGAAGATCAACAACCCTGACAGTAGCTGGAAGCGTCGTGGCGACCATCAAAGGCTCCTTTGAGTGCCATCAACGACACCACCTTGCACCGTCGCAATCAGGTTGACGTTCGATCCGCCGTGATACTGCATGACAACCCGATATCTACCATCCATCGTAACCCGAGTTGAGACGGGATACTCATCAATATTGTACTGCTCCGGACGCGCGTTCATGAGCGCAGGAGGATCAGGCCCAAGTAATGCTGGCGCCCCCAACTGACGCTGCGGGATGTCAAGTTCATCCTCGTGAATGAGGACCTTCGTGTTGGTCAGGCCAGCGCCACCTCGATAGTCAAATTGGTAAACCATGCGGTATAAATTACCCTGCATGCCATTTCTGTCGCTAGCGGCCCACCCTCTCGGATTGTTGGGATCTACTTCCGCACGCTTTGGATGTTTACGCATGTGCAAACTCCATCCCGCCGGTTTTTCGCCGCTTACCTCGACATACTAGACTTATTTTGCACGGATTGAGATCATATGCCTTGGCTGCTTGTTCATAACTTCTATATTTCATACCATCTTTTAAACAAATTACAGGAACTTGATTCATAGTTCCAAACAGTTTGCGATCTGCGTAAATGCTAGATCGAATCGCATCTGCTTCATCTTTCCCGCCAAGATGATCGCCATAATATCTAAAAACCAAATCTCCCGCTGTTTTATAATTCTTGTACCTATTGCAAACGGAAATGATCAAAGACTTCGTAAGTTCATAATGACGAGCAGCCGCACTAGCACTTTCATAAATACGCCCATCATCCAAGCACACAACCTGTCTTGCATTAGTTCTGTTCCATGACTTTGGACCTCTTCCTCTTTCCCATTGCGCCAAGGCGCGTTCCTTAAGAATGGCCTTAGTAGCATCCGAATGCCTGCGACCTAAACTGCGCTTATGCCCAGTATTGGCCGCCTTGATCTTTGCTATCGTTTCTGGGGATGGAGGTGGAAAATGATCTCCTCCTTTTGTGGAATTATATTCTGGCTTAAATTTTTCTATTAGCCTTACTTCTTCCTTTAAAGCTTCTTCAATGGTGTCCATTGTTTTTAGAATGGACCAAACAAAGACATTTACACCATGAGCGCGAATTGCTCGGTGGAAGTGTCCATTGTGATCATTCCTCATAGCCTCGCAATAATGCTGTTTTTCTCTCGCCTGTATGCCTTTGGTGGTAACGCCTATGTAGCGTTTACCATTTATAATATTTACCGCCATGTATACGACCGCCGGCTTACCGCTTACCGTTTTCTTCACCGGAAATATCCCGCGAATTTTGGTTGAATCCGGACAGGCGCGTTCTCCGTGTCTTGCGTTGCGGCAATATTCCATGCATCTTGTGCATCAGTCTTGCGAATAGACTCAAGTGCTGGCGCATATATCCTAGAAACGCTATAGGCTAGCCCTGCAACCAGAGCGTCGTACCATCGATACGGAACGTCAGGAGTCTCACCACTTGGAATATTTGCATCTTGCATTTGAAGAACGGCATAATAGTTCAGCGTATATGGACCGCCTCCATCAGCTACAGGATATGTAGTGATAGTCGGAACAATCTGCCTATTGAACCAATATTGAGTCGGTGGACCCTGCGTCTGTTTCACTGGATACGCAGCGTAGTCATCCCGACTTATCGATGTCATGAAAATATCGGTCTGATTCGTCTGACCTTGGTTTATGCTTCGATATGCATCTAAAATCATGACTATATCGCTACTTAATGTATAAGTAGCTGTGCCTTGCGTTAGGGTCTGAGACCGTAACGTTACCTCCCAAAGATTGGGCTGCAAATTACTGAACTTACCCAAAAGCAGATTGAGTTCGCGGCGAGCTGAATAAAAGTGCTTTTGCTCAAGCTGCGGCATGAAAATCTGGCAGCGTTCATATGCTGCAATGACTACCTCACCATTAGTTATGGTGAATGAACGTGCCCCTGAACTAGTCACGCCGCGTCATGCCCCCGTTCCCTAGGAACGAGGCATACCATTTCTGCCATAAAAGATCAAATCTTTGCAGATACGGTAGGGTCTATTTCAGCATCCGTGCCAAATAGAAACATCATCATCCACAGCCCACACGCCATCAGGCTTTGGCCTTTCCTCCAAATGAATAATTCCCAAAGCAGATAGCGCATTTACAAACTTCATAGCCTCATCATCGGTCATTCCAGACTTTGATTTAACAAGCTTTATGGCTTGGTTTGTGTCCATGTTTTCCTCTCCAAACCTTACTGCCAGCGCACAGGCGGCATCTTCTGCATATTCTGTGCGATTGCTGATTTCAGCTTCTCTTCAATCTCGGGAATCGTCGTTGATAAGATAACCTTCGACGGCTCCTCAATTGGAGGGTCTTCATTAGGAGGTTCTGGTTGATGCGGTTGATGGGAAGGATTGAGACCCAACTGCGCCGCTTCCTTGAAGGCCGTATCAAGCATTTTCACGCCAGCATCCACCATTTCCTTCTTCGCAACGAGACCTCGGAAAAATCCATGCAGCAGCAATCTATCCTTGTCCGCGCGGGCCAATTCTTCTCGGAGCATGTTGACTTCGCTCAAAAGCACCTGGTTATCGTGATTCAAAGATACATTCTCGGACCTCAGAGCCTCGTTCTCGGTCACTAACTGATCGTGTTCTTCGAGGAAATACTGAGCGCTGGACCTTCCAGCCACAGCAGGCGTTGGAGTTGTTGCCATCTCTCTGATCCTTTTTGGAGCGTAGATACTGATCATGCAGCGGGCAAAAGGGCGATTTGAGCCTCGTCCATGGGCTGAACCTCCTGCATTTGAGGCTGGGCAGCCATCTGCTCAATCACATCCAAATACCGACCGTTGAAGTCATAATCCCCCACGTGGGACATTCTGTGACCAATGGACGCCCAGATATCACCGCCACACTGGCCCCATCGGA